CTAAAAGAACAACCTAAATCTGATTTAGATATAGCTACAAAGGCTGTAGATAGTGCAGGTTTAAATATGGATTCTTTAGCTGAAGAGTATGCTAAAGATGGTAAACTTGCTGATGGTTCTTATGAATCATTACAAAAAGCAGGAATACCAAAAGATTATGTGGACAGATTTATTGCAGGACAACAAGCAATAGCTGACCAACAATCAGCAACAGTTAAAAATTTAGTTGGTGGCACAGAGTCATATGATAATATGTCTGAATGGGCTAGTCAAAATTTAACTGAAACTGAAAAACAGGCTTACAATACTGCGGTAAACAGCAAAGATTTAGAAGCTGTGAAGTTAGCAGTAGTAGGACTTAAAGCAAGATATGCACAATCAACAGGAAGTGA